GTTCTTATTTATAAATAAGAGCACTTAAATCCTTTATGTTGTAGTGAGTTTCCTTTAGCAACTTGTATCATATGTGCATTATTGAGCCCGTACTCTTTGCAGAAATTTAGCATCCCAACGATATCTTTGGTGGTGCCATCTGGAAATACAACTCTAAATGATCTTGAAGTTGGATTTGCAGCACCAACCTTCCCATAATTACCGCTGCGATCGCCAGAATTTGCTTCTCTAAGCAGTTGTTTAGTGGCATCTGTCGGTGTCTTTCCAAAATTTGGATGGGCTGCGCCTGTGCGCCCAAACATTGGATTATTTTTACCTCTCTTTTTATCCTTGCTGAGATCACTTGCCGTAAAGTTTTTACCGCCGGAATGTAAGTTATACCCATATGGTGCCAGTGTATTATATTTGGCGATACATTCTTGCTCCATTAAGTTCGCCATATCTATAGTCAGATTCTCAAATAGTATATCTAGCGTAAATGCCGACCACCCATATCTCTTTATTGCATCGGCAAATGCTAGACATCCACTGGAGCATTTTCTATGGCTTCTGCTTCTTTGTTTTATATCTTTAGTTTGCCCAATATAACTCTTACCTGACGGCGACGTATATCGGTAAATCACATAACGATCGGCTATCTCCTCCATTTAGTTACTGCTCCATGTTTCTTTATGAATAGCATCTGTCTCTTACCATTGGGCTGGATAATACAGTGCGCATGGGCCCAGCTACTTGGGCCAGAATTATATTCCAATTTAATATAAGCTGTGCACCCAACCTGATAGCAGCCACCAAAAATATTTGGTGAGTGCGAATGTCCTATGATTGTCTTCAATCCTAGTTTTGAAAACTGGTCGACACTTCCTCTGCTACCATTAGTACCTTTATCACCATGAAATGCACACTCTATTCCGTGGATTTTGAAGGATTCACTACCACCAATAAACCTAATATTGCCAGTATCATAGTTGTTCTTAGTCCACAGTGCTAACGGATTTGGGTATTCTGCACCAGATATGCCCATCTTGGTATCTTTCAGCATAAGGTAAAGCAATTCGTGATATATCAGCGCATTTGTTGGGTCTATTTTTGGGTTCGCTTCGTTTAACCACCGTAAAAGATGCTCGTTGTGATTAGAGCTTATAATTATGCTCTCCGAATCTTTTGGGGTTGTATTTACAATATGGTCAATCGTTAATGCCAGCTCTTTGGCTACATCATTTTTTCCGCTCATATGTTTTGCATATTGGGTAAAAATATTTTTGCTATGGTGATGATTAGCCGAGTAAAAGTCGAGGACATCATGCCTAATAATTTTGCTCGGCCTCAAAGCACTAACCATACTATCTGGTTCGGTAAATGTGGCGGCAGCAATATCCGGATCGGTGAAGATTACATGTTCATCGCCGACAACAAGCGCGGGTATGTGAGTGTTAGGTATCACCATATTACCTCGGTAGTAGCTGTCTACGTCGTAAAATGAGCCACTCTCATCGGAGTTCAGTACACGAATATGGAAAGAATCTATTTCAGCATCTTCTTCGATAACCAGCGCCGAAAAACTATGGTTAAAGTTAGCCTTTTCGCCCTGTTTTGTCTGTGTGTATGTGCTATTGGTTACCGAACCGGTAGTGGTAATCATGCATGCCCAATCGACGTGACTCATCGCAATCGTTTTCATCATCATTTGTGGGTGAGCCAGTATGATTGAGCTACCTTTTGAAAATGATTCAAATCCGGAGAGCGGATTTCCTATTGCCGGAGATATATGCAGACCAGCAAGTAGCCGCAGTCCTGTGGTCAGCTCGGTATTTTCCCGTATGAAATATTTGTGTAGGCATTCATCCCACCCATCATCTAGTCCTTGGCTATATTTGACCGGAACTATCAGAAGCTCAGCCCCGTTGATGGCGCAGTATAATTTTAGTGTTTCGAGGAAATTTTTGTTGACCTCAACACCATTCACCGCAGAGGTTACTACCCAAGTACGGTTTGTGTTTGGTTGTACTGGGGTTACTTTGGTTGTTTGGGCAACATCTTCTGTGTAGAAGTTTGCGTTACAGGTGGTGCAGCGATATCGCTGAGATACTTGGCCTCCGCGAAAATCTTTGCCTTTTTTGATTGTTCTGTCGCTTCCGCATGCTTTGCAATGTTCGCTCATATCATAATAATCTTGTAGTTGAAGATGCTACTATTTATGTTCGTAATTTAGATAAATAGTACAATAAACCCACCGAAAGGACAGTTATGGCAATGCTCGCTAGCAGGACGGATTTGAAGAATTACGCGTTGCGTAAACTCGGGTATCCGGTTATAGAAATCAACATCGAAGAAACCCAAGCCGATGATGCAATCGATGATGCGTTCCAGTTTTATCAGGAATACCATTTTGATGCATATGAACGCACCTACGTAACCCGCCAAATCAAAGCAAATGAGATTACCGTGTCCGGCACCGTCGGCACATTCTTGAAAGATGAGTGGGTCATTTCGTCAATTACCGGCTCAAGATTTCAGGTATACGATGCAATACCGACACTCATTCGCACAGTATCGATAACTAATGGGAACTTACAGGCTGCAGAAGTACTGACCGGTGAGAAGAGCAATGCCACAGCAACCGTCGTTAGCGTTGCTTTGTCCGACGTGCAGAATGGCTATATTCCCTTGCCGGAAAATATCCATAGTGTTACCAAGATGTTGCCGTGGTCGCAAGTCAACAGCAGCATGAACAATATGTTCAATATACAGTATCAAATTCGATTAAATGATCTCTATGCGCTGACAAATAGCGACATGGTGTATTTCAGCCAGACTATGCAGCATCTGGCATTGATGGAGCAGATTCTGGTATCTGAGCCACAGCTGAGATTCAACAGGCACACTAACAGAGTCTACATAGATAGCAATATCAAAGATAAGGTCTCGCCAGATGGGTGGGTAGTTCTTGAGTGCTATGGGCTGCTTGATCCGGACACCTTTACAAATGTCTATAACGATCGAATGCTGAAACGATTATGTGTAGCATATACCAAGCGGCAATGGGGTGCCAATTTATCCAAATTTGACAAGATTGTTCTCCCAGGTGGTGTAATGCTGCGCGGCGGCGATATCTATAAAGAGGCAATGATAGAGATCAACGATATCGAGGAGTCATTCCAGAGCATGTTTGAGATCGGCCCTAATTTTTTGGTAGGCTAGGCAGATGGCGACCAACCCGTACATGCAAGCTGGTCGAGGAATCGGCGCAAAGAATGAGCAAAACCTAATCAGAGATTTGATTGATGAGTCTATCCAGTTTACTGGTATGGATGTCCACTACATTCCCCGCAAGATCGCAAATTTTGACGCAATCTTCGGTGAAGATAACACAAGTTATTTTGACCAGTTTGTCACCATAGAGGTGTACTTCGAAAGTACCGAAAAGTTTGGCGGTATGGACGACTACATGTCAAAGCTAGGCTTAAGGACTAATGAAGAAGCAAATTTTCGCGTATCAAAAAGGCGATGGGAAGAGCTTATTGGTTCTACTGGTATTACTCAGAACACGATTCGACCGAATGAGGGCGATCTTTTGTACGTACCGTTCGATAACAACATCTTCGAAATTCGCCGAGTATCGATGAAAGACCCATTCTATATCCTGAATGATTTCTACTCATACACACTCGAGTGCTCATTGTTCCAATATGGATCGGAAAGAATTACTGCGGATATTCCAGAAATGATCGACCAAATACCAACATCATTGGATAATTTGCTCTACCCTAGCATTGTGGGTGTTGGGGAAAATCTTACAGTTGATCCAACTACACAAGAGCTTGCTTCTGCCGGAATTACTACGGTAGATTATGATACCGCCAATAAAGATTTACATAGTGAGAATGCCACCATAGCAAATTTCACTGAGTCTAACCCATTCGGGCTTAGTAACCAATAACTAAATACACGATACTATTAAGGAAGTTTGATGAAGAAATTTAAAGACATAAAGAAAGGCTTCGGGCAGGAGGCGCTTGCTGCCAGATTAAAAGATGCTGGGTTCGGCACCGATGAGCGCGAAACTGAATTGCAGAAGCAGAAAGAGGAAATGGATGCCAGACACGGCAAAGCCGATGCCGAAATGGAAGAGCGCAACAAAGCTTGGAAGGCACAATACGGTAAGAAACCGGTGCAGGAAGCGGTTGAGCAAGAGCATACCAGCGCCGACACATCGCTGAATCAGGTCTCCAGTGGCATCAAGTATGCTGCCAAGAATGGGCTGATCAAACCGAATAGCCTAAACGTTGAGCACGGTGGCGGCAAGTACGATACCGGCAAGGCACATGTCGAAAGCGCCGTCGAAGGCGCAAAGATGCACATCCACGACCCATTCAACCGGTCAGCTGAGCACAACAATGCCGTGAAATCGGAAACTACCGGCAAAGCAGACTATGCTGGGATGCATAACGTGCTGAACGTGATCAAGGAACCAGCTGCTCGGGAAGGTGCTTTGCACGAACTGAAATCATTCATGAAGCCAAAAACTGGTGTCGCCCACGTTACCGTCTATGAGGGTGACAAGTCCGGCAACGCCAGAATGAGTAAAGCCGATAAAGGGCGCGGTAGCTCATGGCAAAATCATGCATCAACAGAATCATATATGCCCGAGGTGAAGAAAGTTTTCCCAGAG